AACGAAGGCATAATGAAGAGGTAAATGGTAAAAAATAGTGACAAGACCTATGGCACCCTCATGCATGAGGCCGCCGCTAAAACCGACCGCCAGGAAGTGGGTGAGACGGTTTCTCCTATCATGGAGAGATTTAGGGAGATCATAGAGAAGGCTGTACAAGATAATCATGATGCAGGTGTACGTGGCAAGTATTATATTCACATATGGCTGAATAAAGAGCCCTATGCCAATAACACTCTCCATATCTTCCCCCAATGCCGCCGTACACGACCTAGTCCTTACCAAGGGCATGATCATTACCTATGGTCAGTAGAAGATGGTGGTAAAGTCACATTCGAATGGTGCATACCCAAGAAAGAGGTATTGACCTACATTCTTAATAATCCCAATGAATTCGATGCAGATTACGTCAGGATGTTACGCAAATACTCCCTAGATAAGATAGAGAAGCTATCCGATTATTTGGTCGATGGTAAGATATCTTAAGTATCTACCCATTTCTTCACTTTCTCAAGCAATGGTAACAATTCCTTCTTCACTTCATCGTCAGGTTTGATCTTATACTCCTCAAGAAAGTCCAGTGTCTGCTCAATAAGAAAAAGCATACTCGTCATCTTCTCAGCCGCCATCATATAAGCAAATAACTTATCCTCTTGCATATGCCCTTAAATTAATGTGTTGAAGGTAATGAGATTATTTAATATACATAGGATATGCAAACGACGGTTTGCTATATAGTAAAAACGGCGCAATAGAGATTTCGCCAATCTCAAAGGAAAGCATGGAATCAACTGAAAACAGCGCAACACCTGAAGTCGCTATCCAGGCAGTGGAATCCCATGAGAAGACTCCCAAAGAATCATTTGCGGAGCTTCGAAAAGCCAAAGAGGACGCCGAGCGTCAAGCATGGCAAGCAAAGAAAGAGCTGGAGATGATGCAGATGCAGTTGCAAAGGCAACAAGCACCAGCAGCACCACCAGAGGATGATTTCGATTTCAGACAGTTAGAACAGGAAGAATTTCCAGATGGAAAGAAACTTGTTAGAGCGTTTAGCAAGATGGATAAGAAGCTATCTGGCTACGATCAAAAACTTACTGAGAAAGATATTAAGATCCAAGCTCTTGAATTTGCTGTAGAGCATGCAGACTTTAAGGACGTCGTCACGGCCGATAATATTGAAAAATATATTAAAAGCGACGAAGACAACCGAGAGGCTGTAGAAACCGCTAAAAATCCTTTGAGAAAGGTATATAACCTCATTAAAAAGAGCGCCGCTTACCAGGCCGACATGGCAGCTAAGACGGCTAAGCCTGTATCACAGGAGCAGAAGCGAGTAGATGATAAGGATAACAAGCCAAAGACAGGTAGCATGGGTGTAAGATCCGATGCTGTAACTGCTGCGGCGCAGCTATCCAATTCACGAATGTCAAAAGATCAAAAGAACGCCCTATGGCGTGATACTATGGCAGCAGCTCGACGGTAGCCTTCGTCTCCAATCATGGAGACAACAACATGTCCGGCCCTACAACTACCTCAATTTTACCACCAGCTGTACAACAACAGTTGTCGATGAAATTGTTGGCACGTCCTATGCCTGACTTGATTCATACGACTATGGGTTAAGTGATAGCCCATTTAAAACCTTTGGTAATTGACTTGGAAGCCCGACAGGGTGACAAGGGGCAAGTAAATGCATAAATGTGAAAACGATTCATTAAAAGTTGAAGGATCAAGATTAAAAATATTTGATGGGTATTATTCTGATTGGGATATTTACCCGATTAAATTCTGTCCTTTATGCGGAATAAATTTACAGCCTGAGAGACTAACCCCAGAGGATGCAAGCGTTAAAACATATAAACGTACAGATGACGGAATATGGGATAAATTAGAACCTTGCATATGTGATAGTCCGACCCCTGACAATAAAGAAAATCAGGGAGTCACCCAGAAATGAGGTGGCCGCCTATCAAAATAATAGTCACTATGATAATCATAATGATAGGTCAATAAGTAACAGCAAGTATCCCATCACAATGGATCAACAAGCAGGCGATATTCTTCGTAGACGAAGATATCAAAACTTGCAAACCGCTCCAGTACCATTAGGTAATGGTATTGTAGACCCACCAGCGCAACAATTGACTGCTCTGGACATAGATGCCCGCATAGATTGGTTAGATTACCGTGCCAATCTTCTTGCAGCGTAAGTGACTTGACGGTACTTACATTATCCTGCAAGAGCAGGTAGATAACATTGCCTGCTATAAATCAGCCCTAATTGACTCGGAAGCCCGACGGGGTGACGAGGGGCAAGCGCAAGCGGCCTGAGAGACTAAAGCGGGTAGACATCGAAAGATGAAGCAATAGTCCGATCTGCAACAATATAAGAAATTGCAGAGAGAGGCAGAAATGACCTCTCCCCACAATTGTGGAGTAACAATTTGAATGTTAATTAATGAAGACCCTCAACCTCAATATGGGGTCTCTAAATCCGCTCTGATTGACTTGGATCTCCTAGCTGCTTAGGCAGAATAGGACAACAAGGCGCAAGGGCATATTGTTCTTTATGTGGATGGTTATGAAAACGACTATTAAGTCTACGAAGTTCAAGCATATATCCGTAACGCAAATTATGAATTTCCTCGTTATTTTCATACTTGGAAAGTCTTTTGCCTTCTGGAAATGTTGCTCTCATCTTCATCATAACCTCACATTGGGCCTTTTTGACAATAAGGTAAGGATAAAGCAAAGGCAAAAGATCAGTGAGATTTTGACCTGTAATTTGAACATTATGGATCTCTTTCTCAAGTTGTCTTTTTCGATCAGTAGATTTCCATTGGTTATAGTTAGTACCTCCAAATGTATCTCTGATCCATTGCATTACCGTTCCTTCGGTATTGGTGATTTTGATGTAGGTATGATAGTTAGGCGTTATGTTTCCTGCTTTGGATTTGGTCTTAAAAAGTCCAATAAAGAAACAACCCTCTCCATCAATGAAACCAGCCAAATAGGCCAGATTTGTAGGTTTGTACATGATACTCCTTTGTTTAATAGTTAAACACAGTACAATCATACGTTAAAGGATAATTAATGTCCAGCGTGACAGACTAAGTGAGTGGAATCCGAAAGGATATGCGATAGTCGGGCCTCATAGGTAACTATGAGAGGAGGGAATAACAAGACCTCCCGCCTAGAAATAGGTCAAAAAAGTAACAGATAGGTATTGAATAGTGCAGTGTCCGTTTTGGGACAATCGCTACGCGAGACAGAGGATCAACTAGCCCGTTCAATGATGGAAGGATCGGCTCCCCCAATAAATTGCACGGGTGGTACAAATGGCGATAATCCAAGTAATATATCGCCATTGGATTGCAGTAAAGCCGTACGCTTGTTGCGAACAGCCAATGCTCAATTCATCATGGATCTTATTGAGGGTGAGAATAAGTTTGGTACAGCTCCAGTAAGAACGGCCTTCTTTGGTCTATGCCACACCAATTTGAGTGCGGATCTAGATCAGATGGTTGGATTCCAGAACGTAGCAAATTACCCCAATACGGCTAATTTGTTAATGGCGGAATGGGGAACCATTCGTAACATCAGATTCCTACTCTCATCGGTAGGTTCGGTGAAGCCAATGTCCTCAGCACTTGGTCAAGATGTATATAACATCTTTCTACCAGGTCAAGAGTCCTATGACATGGTTGACTTGGATGGCTATAGCGCCCAATTCATCTATGCGCCGCCAGAGATTGCATCGCCCCGTCTGCGTTTGTATCAAACAGCAGGTTGGAAGATGGCACAGGTGTTCAATACAACGAACACCAGTTGGATCGTAAACCTACGCTGCACGCTTGCAGTAGCACTATAAGGAGGTTAGTATATGAGTACACAAGTATGTACAGGCATGTTTACAAACGTAGCCTCTACGCCTTTTTATGTGCCACTTGAGCAATACATCTCCGAGTTTCGGTTGAAGAACCTGACTCGTAGTGGTGTTACAGTTGGTTCGGTTGCTGGTGCATTGACATCCGCTAGGATTGTTGAGGCATTCTTTAACCAAGCCTATCAAAATGCTGGTACAGCTCAGATTATAGAAACAGGAACAGTTTCTGGGATATTGGCCCCTATGAATATTGGTAACCTAGCCCAAAACGGGTTCACCATTTTCAACTCGGCTAAACAACCAAGCTATCCGGCTGTAGCTATATCATCGTTTACACCTGGTACAACCACGGTATGGACGACAGGTACAGCACATGGTTACCAAGTTGGTGATACAGTCAGAGTTTATAGCCTGACAAGTGCGCCTCAATTTGGTGGCCTTAGTATGACAGTAACGGCAGTAGGGTCGACAACGACCTTTACAACTCTTCTGAATAGCACAGGCGCTACCACATCGGTGGGATTTGTTATGAAGACAGGTAATTACCTGATTCCTACCTCATCCCTTTATTACCCTGAAAACAGAGTAATAGCTGGCATTACAAATGCTAACCCGATGGTCGTAACGACATTGGTGCAACAAAACTATTTTGTTGGTGATGTTGTAACCTTTGACATGCCTACGGTATTTGGTATGTCTCAGCTTACTAATAGCATCTCTGGTCTGCCCTTCCAGGCAACGGTGATAGCTGCTAATA